AAACTATCAAAAAATATTAAATAATTAACATTATGAAAATAGTTAAATTAATTAAAGATTTAGTAATAGAAGGTAAATTATCAGACTACGGTAAAAATAATACACCTGCTGCTCTTAATAAAGAAAAAGAACTAGGTAATAAAAAAGTAGACCCTAAAGCATCTTTAGAAGATTTAGATTTGAATACTTTAGGTAGAAACGTTACTGTTAAAGAATATAGATATGGACCTTTAAATCCCAACGATGAAAAAGGCTCTAAAAAATTCTGGGAAGATAAAGCTAAAATGTGGGATACTACTGTTGAAGCAGCTAAAACTTCAAGATGTAGTAACTGCGTAGCTTTTAATCAAACTTCTCCTGTTATTAAGAAGATGGAAAAAGCTATAGGAGAAAAAGGTAAAGAGATAGTAAAAAAAGCCAATTTAGGTTTTTGTGAATTTTTCTGGTTTAAATGTGCAGGTGCTAGATCATGCGATGCATGGGTCGGAGGCGGTCCTTTAAAATAATTTATTATGCCATTAGGAAAAAAAGCTGACGCAGGAGATTATGTAAAAGACTTTAGAAAATCTGATGCTCCTCAATTTAAAGGTAAGTCTAAAAAAAAGAGAGATCAAATGGCTATTGCTGCTTACTTAGCTAAAAAAGATGAAGTAGTTAATTTAGTTAGAGAACTTTTAAAAGAAGCTGATCCTAAAAAAGGTACAGGTAAAAAACCTAAAGGTTCTGACCGTAGATTATATACTGATGAAAATCCTAAAGATACAGTTTCAGTAAAATTCTCTTCAAGACAAGATATAGTAGATACTTTAAATAAAAAATCGTTCAAAGCTAAATCACATGCCAGACAATCACAGATTATTAATTTAATTCATCAAAGAGTAAGAGCAGCTTACGGTAGAGCAAAAGATCCTGCAGTTAAAAAAAGATTAAAAACTGCATTAGATTATGCTGAACAGAGAAAAGAATCATCTAAGAAAAAAACTCAAAGATTAAAAAAAGCTAAAAACGAAAGTTTATGGGCTAATATTAATGCTAAAAAGAAAAGAGGTGAAAAATCTTCTCATAAAAATTCTAAAGCTTACAAAGATGCTAAAAAAGCAGGAAAAGCTTTAAAAAAATCTAAAATGAAAGAAATAATTTTAGATGTACTATATGAAAAAAGCGTTCACGATCCAGTTAAACCTGGTATACTTAAAAAAAGATTAGGAACTTTATCTTGCTCAAAAGTAAGATCAGCAAAAAGTAAATTAAAAAATAAAGGTACTCATTACGCTAAAGCTTTACAAAGATACCTTAATTACCATTGCCAATGATAGAAGAAAAAAATTTCAAAGAGTTTAATAAAGCTACTAAAAAAAATTATAAGTTTAAAAAATTTTATGATAACTTATTTTTTGCTAAAATAGATAATAATAAGTTAGGAGATTTTGATTCTATAGTAGATAGCGCAGGTATTTATGCTTATACCTACCCTAATTACGATAGAGTTTTATTTGAAATGGTATATAAATTAACTGGTGGACATTTTGATAGTGCTATGATAGGTTCTATAATTGAAGAAAAATTCGTATATTTTCATAAAGATAAGACACCTTATGAAATTACTGTACTACCTGATAGTTTGAAAACTAAATTAAACAAAGATGATTTTAACAGATAATAAATTAAATAAAAAAGCACATTTTACTAATCCAACTTTAAAAATTGATTCTTTAGTTGATAGAGATTGTGTTAACCTTTTTGACCAGAACGGATATCACTTAACTAAAGCTGAACAAGCTTATTTAAAATATAATGGTTATAAACCTATAGAAAGAAGGCACGAAGATTGTTTAAGGTATGATTGGTTAGTATGGGATAAAAGAGATGGTGCTCATATAAACCACTCAGATTTATTTGAAAGAAAAGGATTTGATAAAGAAGCAAAAAAACAATTACTTGAAATAGCTAAGATAAATCCTATGTTATATAAATTAATTAAAATGAAACCTAAATGGGGTATTGATATTTCTATAGATTATGTATCTGAAGATGCAGTTTTTGAAGTATTTCATTACGAATGGGACTCTTTTAATTATGAAGCAGTAATAGAAAAGAAAGCAGAAATAGAAAAATTCGTTATGAATCAAGATTGGGATGACGTAGCTAAAACTTTATGGAATAAAAAAGATGAATGGTACGACTTAGATTTTTTTGAGCAAACTCAATGGAGAACGGATTATTTTGGATTATCGCCTGAAAATTTTAAAAATGTTATTTGGGAAGATTAATCTATTTATTTATATAGCTATATAAAACTTACACGTAATGACTTATCAAAAAAATAAAATTAAAGAACAAGAAGAAATGGGTGATGATGGATTCGTTGCAACAGATGATGAAAAAAAAGCAGCTAATCTTGCAAAAAAAGGAGTTAACGTTAAATTAACTAAAGAGCAAGAAGGAATAAACTTCTCAGTTCAAGAAACTAAATCGATAGCTAAAGAAGTAGGCAAAGCTTTGATAGAAGCTCTTAGAGACGCAGGAGATGAAATTGAAACTATTAAAGCTCATCGTATTCAAGAAAATACTTTCGATATATACGTTAGATACAAAAACGACTTCGAAGATGAATTTACTTTTGATATCAGAAACGATAAATTACATTTAGTAGATTTTTCTTTTGATAAAGAATTAGTTGATGTAGGAGTAAAACCCTCAGGAGAACCTATCGTAAATGTAGACGTGTTAAAAAATGAACTTCTTAAACATTTTAAGTCTATCAACGAAACCGATAATTTAAACGAAGAGGAAACAGACAGGCAGAAGTACCTTCGTATGCTAGATATGTACAAGAAATCTACTGGAGCAGACAGAGATAAACTTAGACCAAAAGTAGAAAAAGCAGCTCAACAAGTAGGTATTAAGTTACAACTTAAAGAAGCACCTGAAGGTATGTTCTACCTGAAAGTTGATATTAGAGATGCAAGACAAGCTATAGGAATATTAGACGATAAATATAATAAACAAGTTGAATATAGCGGTTCTGATACGTATTACTTTAATGATGAAACTACTGCTTATGATGCTATGATGGATCTTAAAGCTAATGATATAATGATAGCTGATACTAATTTAGATTTATTTGCAGAAGAAGAGAAATTTATCAATCATCCTAGATTAGCAGTAAATATTTTAAAAGATAAAGAAACTGAGCTAAGAAGTATATATAAAAAATATTACGGAGCAGGACAAAGCCGTAACCCAGAATTGAAAAAAGAGGTAATGGATCTTTTGATACCTGAAGTTAAAAAATTAAATCTTAACGATAGTGACGAAGAAAAAGTTATGAATATGCTTAAAAGAGGTTTAGCATCACTAGAAGGATCTATGTTAAGAAAAAACATAGGGATGGAAGAAGGTAAAGAAAAAGTATATAAAGGTAAAGACTATAAAGTAACCTTAGAAAAAGGTCGTAACTATACTTTAAAAGGAGTTCATCAAGCAACTTATAAAGAAAATCCTTCTTTATCAAAAGATAGAGCACATCAAGTAGCTAAACAAATTCATAAATCTATGAATGAAACTTTAGACGAAAGAGTAGCTGGTTTACAAGATTTTATCGACCTTATAAAAACTAGAGCTATAGATAGTGAATTTTCAGAACAAGAAGAGGCATTAGAAGTAATAGAAGCTATAGCAGATCATTACGGTATCAAAATACAGACAGGTGGTTTCGTTGGTGAAGAAACTATTAGTGTAGGAATTAACGGGAAAGAAGTCGATATAAGATCTATAGAAATAGATGGAGTAGATAAATCTCAAGGAGCAGATGACGGAACTGCAGATGCATTTGCATCATATGCTGAATTTAAAGACGGTACTAAATTAACCGATAGTGAATTAGATAAACTTACTGACGAAAACCCAGACTTAATTCACAATCTAGCTTTAGATACTTTTCACGAATCAGCTCCTGGATATATGCACGATTGCGCTGCTCATGTAGTTCATGAAACTTATGGGCATGGTATTTGTTTAGAAGGGCAACATACTTTAGTTAAAGAAGGTAATAAACATGTTGTTACTCATTATGATGTTTTCTTTAAAGAAGGAAGTAAACATATAAAAGATATACCAGTTAATGAATTAAAGATCATTACTCAAACTGAACACTGGCATAAAAATTATAAGAAAAAGAAAAAATAAACTTTATGAAAGTAAGTAGACTAAAAAAAATAATTGAAGAAGCTTATATAGATATACTTAAAGAAGCTGATGAACCTAAGCCACAAGACCCAGTAGGAGACGAAAAAGCTAGTGAACAAACTGTTTTAGAAGACGCTACTGATCAAATGCTTAGTAAATTTCCTACCCTTAAACATACTTTAGTTAAATTAATGACTAAAGACTTTAAAGAGTTTGTAGATACTATAGACTGGGTATCTCCTAAACCTACTACTTTCAAAATTAATTTAGTAAATGGTCAAGATTTTAATTTAAAATGGACCGGTAAAAATTTTCAAGCTCAAATATTAGGTAAAAGATACATGCTTGGAAATATAAGTGATTTTCAACAAGCTTTAGATAAATTATCTAAACTCTATCAACAAGCACCTTTAAAAGGAGCTGGTGAAGAAGGAGGCGAAGGCGGTGAAACTGACTTTGGCGGAGCCGGAGGCGGAGCAGACTTTCCTGGTGAAGAAGGAGGAGAAGAAGTATTTGACGAACCAGGAGCAGCAGGTGGTGAAGAAGGAGGAGAAGATCTTGGCGGAGAAGAGATAGATTTCGAAGCAGGAGAAGAAGGATAAATGAATCTTATAGAAAAATTATACAATGAGTGGGCTTGGAGAACCAAAACAGGCGTGCCGGATATGTCTAATCCGGAAGATAAAGCTATATTTGACGAACTACTTAACGAATTAGTAGGTCCCGATACTAAATCTACTTTAAAAGAAAACTCAGCTTCCTACGATAAAATTATTTTAGATAGGCTAATAGAAACTAATATAGTACAACCAGGAGGACAAATACCACGTTCTAAAAGAACTTACAAATTTCCTGGTAAAGGTGGGTCGTCTTATTTTGAAGATGTGTATACTGAAGATAAAGCTATATGGGAAGCATTATGGAATGTAGCACCACCTGCTAAAGGAACAGGTACTGCTTCAAAAGGAGTAGGAGCAGGAGAAGTAGGATTATATTGGTTATATAATTACTCTAATAGTAAAGTTAAAGTAACTGAAGACAGAGTCGGTGGAGGAGCAGATCTTCAATTTAACGGAGTAGGAGTAGAAGTTAAAGCTACAAGTAGCCACACAGCTAAAATAGGTTTAGGAAGATTTAGCGAATATAAAGAAGACGTTAGATTATTAACTATAATATTTGGACTTAATACTTTAACTAAAGTTCTACAGCCAAAAGAATTAGAAGGGAAAGTTATTAATCCTACTAATTTTAGAGGTACTGAATTGATACCGGTATTCGAAGCTTTCAACAAATTTGCTTCTTTACCTAATTTATCATCATTAGCTTCACAATATGGTATTTTCAATTCTATATATAATAATGTTCAAATAGTACAAAAAGAAATAAAAAATCATGCTAATTCGACCGCAGCAGCTGGAGAGTTAGTTAATAGAATGCTTAGTAATAAACTAAATCAAAAACCTGGTTTTGGAGGTTTTTTAGTAAATTTAAAAAGAAATGGTTCAATGAAATTTTTTGGAATAGATAAAGAAAAATTAAATGATTATGAAACAGTTCTTTCAACATTTACAGTTCAACAAAGTAAAATAGGGTTGAATTACAGCAAAGTATTCGGATAAAAATTAGTTATGGCGCAAGATATTAAAAAAATAGTAGCGCAAGAATATATTAAATGCGCAAAGGATCCTTCATATTTTATGAAGAAATATTGTTATATTCAACATCCTACTAGAGGTAGAATACTTTTTAATTTATATCCTTTTCAATCTGAAGTTTTACACTTATTTAGAGATAATGACTATATTATAACTTTAAAGTCTAGACAGTTAGGTATTTCTACTTTAGCAGCAGCTTATAGTTTATGGTTAATGCTTTTTCATAAAGATAAAAACGTTTTAGCTTTAGCTACTACTCAAGCAACAGCAAGAAATTTAGTTTCTAAAACTATGTTTATGTACGATCAACTTCCTAAATGGTTAAGATTACCTGCTTTAGAAAAAAATAAACTATCTTTAAGATTGAAAAATGGTTCTAAAATAACTGCTAAATCTTCTAATGCAGATGCTGCACGTTCTGAAGCGGTATCACTATTGTTAATAGATGAGGCAGCTTTTATAGATAATATAGACGAAACATTTACTGCAGCTCAACAAACGTTAGCTACAGGTGGTCAATGTATGGCTCTTTCTACTCCTAATGGTATTGGAAATTGGTTTCATATAACTTGGGAAAAAGCTGAATCTGGTGAAAATAGTTTTTTACCTATAAAGCTACCATGGACGGTACATCCTGAAAGAAATCAAGAATGGAGAGAGCAACAAGATAAAGATTTAGGACCTCGTATGGCAGGTCAAGAATGTGATTGTGACTTTTTAGCATCTGGTGATACAGTATTTGAACCAGACGATTTACTATTTTATGAACAGACTTATCTTAAAGACCCTGCTGAAAAAAGAGGAGTAGATGGTAATTTATGGATCTGGGAACAACCTGATTATACTAAATCGTATATGGTTGTGGCTGACGTTTCTAGAGGAGACTCTGCTGACTATTCTGCATTTCATGTATTTGATATAGAAACTTGTGTGCAAGTAGGGGAATATAAAGGTAAACTATCTCCTAAAGATTTCGGTAACGTCCTTGTAGCTATAGCATCTGAATATAATGATGCATTATTAGTAGTTGAAAATGCTAATATAGGGTGGGCTACTATAGAACAGATAATGGAAAGACAATACAAAAATTTATACTACAGTCCTAGAAGTCAAATGGATACTGTAGAATCTTATATGGCTAAGTATGAAAGAGATAAACTAGTTCCTGGATTTACCATGTCAATGAGAACCAGACCGCTGGTTATAGCTAAGATGATGGAATACATTAGAGAAAAAGGAGTTACTATACAATCTAAGCGTTTATTAGGTGAAATGAGAGTATTTGTATGGAAAAACGGTAAAGCTCAAGCTCAAGTTAATTATAATGATGATTTACTTATGTCTTGTGCTACTGCTTTATATGTTAGAGATACTGCTTTAAGACTAAGACAACAAGGAATGGATTTAGCTAGAGCTCAATTATCTTCATTTACTAATTTAAATGCAAAAAATAGATCTGTTATAAAAGCAGTTGGAAATCAGCAAAAAAATCCTTATATTATTGATACTGAGCACGGGAAAGAAGATATCTCGTGGATACTTGGATAAACGATATTTATAAATAAACCTGTATTAATGGCAGATACTTCACTTTTTAAACGATTAGGTAGATTATTTTCTTCCGATGTAGTAATTAGAAATATTGGTGGCGACCAGCTTAAGGTAGCTGATGTAAATCAGATACAGACAACTGGTAGGTACCAAACTAATTCTTTAATAGATAGATTTTCAAGATTATATATTTACAATAATAAAAATATATTTAATCCTAATTTAAACTATCAAACTCTTAGGATACAACTTTATTCTGATTACGAAGCAATGGATACTGATCCTATTATAGCTTCTACTTTAGATATTCTTTCTGACGAAGCTACTCTTAAAAATGACATGGGAGAAGTTCTTTCGATTAAATCTTCAGATGAAAATATTCAAAAAATACTTTATAATTTATTCTATGATGTATTAAATATAGAATTTAATTTATGGTCTTGGACTCGTAATATGTGTAAGTATGGTGATTTCTTTTTAAAATTAGAAATAGCAGAAAAATTTGGAGTATATAACGTACTACCTTATACTGTTTACCATATGACTAGACAAGAAGGATTAGATAAAGAAAATCCTGCTAAAGTAACATTCCAATTAGATCCTGACGGATTAGCTTCTTCTCAATCACCAAATTATAAACCTAAGAGTAATAGAAAAGTAATAGAATTTGATAATTATGAAATAGCTCATTTTAGATTAATATCTGATACTCATTACTTACCTTATGGCCGTTCTTTTATAGAACCAGCAAGAAAGATTTTTAAACAACTTACTCTTATGGAAGATGCGATGCTTATTCATCGTATAATGAGAGCACCTGAAAAAAGGACTTTTTACATTAATGTAGGACAAATACCTCCTAATGAAGTTGAGCAGTTTATGCAAAAAACTATAAATCAAATGAAAAAAACTCCTTTCGTAGATCCTAATACTGGAGATTATAATTTGAGATTCAATATGATGAATATGATGGAAGACTATTATATTCCGATGAGAGGAGGCGATACTCAAACTAAAATAGATACTACAAAAGGTTTAGATTATGATGGTACTAACGATATACAGTATTTAAGAGACAAAATGTTTGCAGCTCTTAAAGTACCAAAAGCATATTTCGGTTACGAAGGAGAGTTGCAAGGTAAAGCAACATTAGCAGCTGAAGATATTAGATTTGCTAGAACAGTAGAGAGAATACAAAGAATAATGGAATCTGAACTTACTAAAATAGCTTTAGTTCATTTATATGTTCAAGGTTTTAAAGGAGAATCGTTAACTAATTTTGAACTTTCATTAACTAATCCTTCAATTATATTTGAACAAGAAAAAGTCGCATTATTAAAAGAAAAAGTTGATTTAGCAAGTCAAATGCTAGATACTAAATTATTTCCTACTGATTACATTTATGACCACATATTTAATTTATCTGAAGATCAGTATATGGAAATGAGAGATTTAGTTACTGAAGATTATAAGAGATTATTTAGAATAGGTCAAATCGAAAATGAAGGTAACGATCCAGCTAAATCTGGTAAGTCTTACGGTACCCCTCACGATTTAGCTTCACTTTATGGTAGAAGACAAGGAGATCAAAAAGGAATGCCATTCGGCTCAGTACCTGTTGGTTACGAAGATGACACACCCGGTATAGGCGATATAGGTCCTGAAGGTGGTAGACCTAGAACACATGCTTCACATTATGGAACTAATGATGGATTAGGCGGAAGAGACCCTCTTGGAACACATGGAATGAAAGGCGGATTTGATTCTGATAACGAAAATGTTAACGAAGAAGAGAAAAAAATTGATAATACTTTAGCTAAGACTACTCTTTATCAAAACAAAAATTTATTTCAGAATAGTAAAAAAATAATTTTTGAAAATAAAGAGGAAGAAGAAGATAGATTATTGGATGAATCTCAAATTGAAGATTTAGATAAATAATAACTATTTATATAGGTAAGGTATACTATGTGTACAACAAAACTTAATTATAATGCGCATTAAACATAGTAAGTATAAAAATACAGGACTGATTTTTGAGTTACTTGTAAAGCAAATAGCGTCTGATACTCTTAATAAAAAAGACTCTAAAGCAGTAGAAATATTAAAACAGTATTTTACAGGTAGATCAGCATTAGTTCGTGAGTTTAAATTATACGAATTTGTTCTTAAAAATAAAACTGTTTCTCAATCTAAAGCTGAATCAATAGTATCTACTATTATAGAAGTTTCTAGAAGTATTGATAAAGTAAATCTTAAGAAACAAAAGTATAGTTTAATAAAAGAAATTAAAGATAATTACGATATTAAAGAGTTTTTCTCTATCAACGTAAAAGATTATAAGCCTCTAGCAGCTCTTTATTGCTTGATGGAAGCTCATAAAATTACAGATGTTATAGATCCTAATTTTTTAGTTGATAATAAAACTACTATTTTAGAGCATTTAACTAGAGAAAGACAAGATAAAAAACAAGTAAGAGATACTTTAATTGAAGAGTACGGTAAGTATGATAAAGATTTAAAGCTTTTAACCTTTAAAATATTGTTAGAAAAATTTAATTCTAAATACGGTTCTCTTCTACCTGAACAAAAAAATATACTGAGAGAGTTTATAACCTCAGTAGATTCTTCAACTAAACTAAGAAAAGTAGTTAATGAAGAACTTAAAAAATTAAAAAATATAATAATAGAGTTGAAAAACTCTGTTGAGGATGAGATAGTAGCTATCAAATTGCAAGAAGTAGCTAAAACTATTCAACCAGTAGCTAAGACAAAGAGAGTTACTGACGATCATCTTATCAATATTATGCAATATTACGAATTAGTTCAAGAGCTTAAAGGATTATGAAAGTAAGTGAACTAAGAAAATTAGTTAAAGAAGTATTGCATGAACTTAACGAATTAAGCGCTACAGGAACAGGCGCAACTTTTACACCAGGAGTAGGAGCACAATATGCTACTCCTTATGCTTTTGGTAAAAAAGGTAAAAAAAATAGAGCTACTAAGTATGGTGAGAAGCTCGGTTACATTACTGTAAAACAAAAAAAAAGACCGTATAATACTAAAATGTACGACTATTTAGATGAAAACACTACAAGAAAAATATAATGCTGTATTAGAAGGTAAATTCAGCAAAACTCAATTCGTAAGAGATGCTAAAAGAGAATTACCTCAATTTATATCTCCATATAATGGATTTG